CGGCGGGGCCGTATTTTGGGGCCATGACAACGACACTCGCCCCCGAAGACCTCGATCCCCGCAGGCAGGCCATGCTGCTGTACTTTCAGGGATACCGTATCGCCCGCATTGCTGAAATGCTGGGAGAGAAACCCGCAACCGTTCACAGCTGGAAGAAGCGCGACAAGTGGGGCGACTACGGCCCGCTTGACCAGATGCAGCTGACCACCGCTGCGCGCTACTGCCAGCTGATCATGAAGGAGACAAAAGAAGGGAGAGACTTCAAGGAGATTGACCTGCTGGCGCGTCAGTCCGAGCGCCATGCCCGCATCGGCAAGTTCAGCAACGGCGGCAACGAGGCGGATCTCAACCCGAACGTGGCGAACCGCAACAGCGGGCCGCGCAAGCCGCCGGAAAAGAACGTGTTTACCGATGAGCAGGTGGAGAAATTACAGGAGATTTTCCACGGCTCTATGTTCGGCTACCAGCGCCAGTGGTGGGATGCGGGCAACAAGCACCGCATCCGCAACGTGCTCAAGTCGCGCCAGATTGGCGCCACCTACTACTTTGCGCGTGAGGCGCTGCTGGATGCGCTGACCACCGGGCGCAACCAGATTTTTTTGTCAGCGAGTAAGGCGCAGGCACACGTTTTCAAGCAGTACATCATTGAGTTCGCTAAAGAGGTGGATATAGAGCTGAAAGGCGACCCGATGACGCTCAGCAACGGCGCGTGTCTGTACTTCCTCGGCACTAACGCCCGCACCGCGCAGAGCTACCACGGCAATCTTTATCTGGATGAATACTTCTGGATCCCGAAATTTCAGGAGCTGCGCAAGGTGGCGTCCGGTATGGCGCTACATAAGAAGTGGCGCCAGACCTATTTCTCCACCCCGTCCAGCCTCACGCACAGCGCCTATCCGTTCTGGTCCGGCGGCCTGTTTAACCGGGGCCGCGCCAAATCTGACCGTGTGGACATCGACCTGTCACACACGAACCTGTCGCCGGGCCGCTTCTGCGATGACGGCCAGTTCCGCCAGATTGTCACCGTTGAGGACGCCGTGCGCGGCGGCTGTAACCTGTTTGACCTCGACCAGCTGCGACTCGAATACAGCCCGCCGGAATACCAGAACCTGCTGATGTGCGAATTTGTGGACGATCTGGCGTCCGTGTTCCCGCTGCAGCTGCTGCAGAAGTGCATGGTGGATAGCTGGGAAATCTGGAGCGACTTCGAAGCGCTGGCGCTGCGCCCTTTCGGCTGGCGGGAAGTGTGGATCGGTTACGACCCGGCGAAAGGTACGCAGAACGGCGACAGCGCCGGGTGCGTGGTGATCGCCCCACCTGCCGTGCCGGGCGGTAAGTTCCGCATTCTGGAGCGCCACCAGTGGCGCGGCATGGACTTCCGCGCGCAGGCCGAGTCCATCAAAAAGCTGACTCAGCAGTACAACGTGACCTATATCGGCATCGACTCCACTGGCGTCGGCCTCGGCGTGTACGAGAACGTGAAGATGTTTTATCCGGCGGTGAAGGAGTTTGTTTATAACCCGAACGTGAAAAACGCCCTGGTACTCAAGGCGTTCGACATCATCAGCAGCGGGCGTCTGGAGTTTGACGCCGGGCACCTCGACATCGCGCAGTCATTCATGGCAATCCGCCGCGCCACCACGGCCAGCGGCAACCGCCCGACCTACGAAGCCAGCCGCAGCGAAGAAGCGAGCCACGCCGATCTAGCGTGGGCGACCATGCACGCACTGGCAAACGAACCGCTACAGGGCGAAGCCGCCCACACCGGCAACATTATGGAGATTTTTTAAATGAGCAAACGCAGGAACCGAACGCGCACGCAGCCCGTGCAGCAGCAACAGATGACCGGCGGCCCGGCGGCAGAAGCTTTCACCTTTGGCGACCCGGTGCCGGTGCTGGATCGCCGCGAGCTGCTGGACTACGTGGAATGCGTGGTGATGGACAAGTGGTATGAACCGCCGGTGAGCTTTGACGGGCTGGCGCGCACGTTCCGCGCGGCCGTGCATCACAGCTCGCCGATCAACGTGAAGCGAAACATTCTTACCAGCACTTTCATCCCTCACCCGCTGCTGAGCCAGCAGGCGTTTAGCCGCTTTGTGCAGGACTATCTGGTTTTCGGCAATGCCTATCTGGAGAAGCGCACCAACAGGCTCGGCGGCATGCTGGCGCTTGAGCCGGCACTGGCTAAATTCACGCGACGCGGCACCGACTTAGACACCTACTGGTTTGTTCAGTACGGCATGAACACGCAGCCCTATGAGTTCACTAAAGGCAGCCTGTTTCACCTGATGGAGCCGGATTTAAATCAGGAGGTTTACGGCCTGCCGGAGTATCTTTCGGCGATCCCGTCCACCTTGCTAAACGAGTCGGCTACGCTGTTCCGCCGTAAATACTACCTGAACGGCAGCCACGCCGGTTTCATCATGTACATGACCGACGCGGCGCAGAATCAGGAAGACGTGAACAATATCCGCCAAGCAATGAAAAGCGCCAAGGGGCCGGGCAACTTCCGCAACCTGTTTATGTACTCGCCGAACGGGAAGAAGGACGGGATTCAGATCATCCCGCTGTCAGAGGTGGCGGCTAAGGATGAGTTTCTAAACATCAAAAACGTGAGCCGTGACGACATGATGGCCGCGCACCGCGTGCCGCCGCAGATGATGGGGATTATGCCTAATAATGTTGGGGGGTTTGGGGATGTGGAGAAGGCAAGCAGAGTTTTTGTTCGCAATGAGTTGATGCCACTGCAAAGAAGATTAGAGCAAATTAATGATTGGCTTGAAGAAAGTATTATAAATTTCACACCTTATCAGCTTTACGATTAAATAAAAAAAGGGGCTACGCCCCCTTTTTTATAGGATTTTTATAAAGCATATAACTCATCTAGCTTCCCAGAATTTGCAAAAAAACGGGCTGGATATGCATTAGGATAATTCACATCTAAAAACGCCTCAGTGTTGCGAATCAGATCATCTAATCTCTCTTGTAAGGTCTCGGTATCAGGTTCGATTTGGTCTTTAGATAAAACGAGACCAGGAGTCGAATTTAATAATACTGATGCAAAATATCTATTTGCGTGAGTGACTATTAAATGCCTCCTTCCTGATAACAACTTATCTATCTCGTTCAACTTTTTGATAATCAGAGCATCAATAACTCTTAGATGCGAAACTGCATTTATAACTTTAATACCTGACACTGATGAATTAAAGACAGACTTATACAAGCTCCCTTCAAAATTATCGAAAAACCTTCCCCTATAAGACTTCAATGTTCCCACAATAGTACTATTTTTAGTTAAACAAGCGAGAGCATTTAGCGCTTCATCTAAGTCAATAGTTTTCTGATCATTACTAGGTATATTTGTATCAACACGCAATAGTTGATACTGATACCCTTCAATAATTAACTCTTTTGCTAATCTATGTTGCTCTGGTCGTTGTGAAGCAAAATCCCTTCCAAGCACTCTATTTTGGAAGTTATTAGCTTTTGTAATCGCATTTGATATGACATCATCTTGATCATCATTTACTTTTATAAATCTCGCCGAAACCTTGATGCTGGATAGCTTATCACCGAGCGAATCAAACAGCATGCCTAAACTACTGACCGTTTGAGCTCCATTGATGACACTGATATCACGAAACTTAAACGATCCCCTCTCCGGGCCGCGACTACTGTTTTTTCTGTGTGGTTCGATATCTTTTACGAGTAATGTAATCCCATTATTGAAAAACCAAAACATATCGGGTTGTTCAAGTGCTGTTGACTTTATGGCTTCGTTTACTTCGGTTTTACCTAAACTATTACGAATATTTTTTGTAAATAATCTGGTTCCATGAGATTTCCACCAATCACCAATTTGATCGCCACTCACTACTCCATAGAATGCTTTATGGGGAGTATCAATAAATCCATATCTTTCTATTTCTACTTCATCTAAATCAATACTTTGCCTAGATCCAGTTTGTAACCAATGTTGAAGGTCTTCGGCAGAAATGAGATGCACTTGAAAAGCTAAATCCTCATTTGCTGTATTTTCATCCATTAATGCCGCAGAGTTCAATTCCTTTTGCCAATTCTGCATGTCAAAAAGTATTGACTCAGCAGCACCTCTTTTGCCTGTGTGGGTCATAGCAAAGATAAATTTATAATCAAAAGAGGAGAGTGCAATCGAGATATCGCTTTTTTTATCTTGCAATACTACATCAAAATTTTGATATTGCTCCTCTTGTAATTTTTCGCAAGCATCTTTGAATGCTAAAAAATCATCTTTAGTCCATGTTCCTCCACCTGATTGATTAAACTTAGATTGAACTACAACCACTATTTTTTCTGAATGATTAATACTAATACCATCGATGCCGCCATCATAAGTACTATCGCATACGCCTTCACCAGCCTCTTTATCATCAATATTTCCGAGTTGAAATAAGGTGAATGCAGCCAACGCACGGCTTGCCATTTTTACATCATAATCTTTCTGAGTAGGATCACACTCTCTCTTGTGGATATAATTCTGGTATCTCTCACGTAATGCTTTTCCTAATCTCTGAGCTGTTATTTGTGAGGTCGCATTGGCTGGCATGTTATTGTCTTCAACTTTTAAATCACTAACAAAAGCCATTTTATAAACTCCTTAATAAATACTCGCATTGACAAGGAATGAGGGGGAAACTGCCTTTGAGCATATAGTTTCTTTTTGGGCGAGTAGGCCTGAATATAACAATTGCGTTACTAAATTGCCTGCCAATTTTTCTTCTAGCGCGCGCTCGTACCCCCGCCACGCCTGCCCGCTTTATGATCCGGTTTTCATGCACCTGCATGACATAAACGAAAGCCCGCCAGAACTGGCGGGCCGAGGCTAAAGCGATCCTTTTCGGATCATGCGAATTCATGCGGCATAGTCATGCACTCTTCACTCCAGTTTGAAGTCGTCCACAGAAGCGAGTTTGTGGGTGCCAATTCCTTCTGCTTCATTCAGAAAATCCATGCCCTGTCGTAAAGAAATGGGATATGGAATCTCAAGCATGAAAACGAAGTCGTAGGTTTTACCAAGCCAGTAACCCCCGCCGCATTCTTTCGGCCGTTGGAAAAACACCCATTCACCAGGCTTGAAGTAAGTAAGCACCTCACCTCGATAAACGATCTGGAATTTTTCGGGATTTTTAGCCATGGCTTAACGCCTCGCAACTCTCGTTATGTTCGGACTCACCTTCCGTAAGCATCCCGGCGTGATATGTAGCTTCCATCCGATCACATCTTGCTACGCGTGACATCTGAAAAAACTAATCTGAAGCGTGCATCATGCGCGAATATTCGTGGCTTCTGACTTTTCGCATCAGCTCATCGGTCAGTTCAGAGACCCACTGAATGGCAAGCTGCTTCTCGTCATCCGTGCAATCACTAGCCGCAACAAGTTTCATAAATAAATCAATACGCTGGAGCTTCATC